TACTTTCGTATGCCCGGGTTCTTTGAACCCCATTTCTTCGGAAATGTACGTCCTTTTAACTATAAAGGATATAGGGCAGCCGGAGGTATAAGAAGCAAGTTCCCATACACACCGACCCAATTTCTTGGGTTCTGGTAACCTAGCACTTTCCCTGTTGGAAGTGTGAGGATAATAGTGATATTATTCCTTCCCCGAAAGGGGACTAGGCGTAGCGAGACCTGATTTTAGTCAGCTTTCACAACAGAGTATTAAAATACACATATTATGAAAACTTTAAACCGTATCAGATCTCCTCGAATAGGTTCTGTTAAAAGCATAACTACATTTGCTATGCTTTCAACATGAATCCTACTCTTGAGCTGATGCCTTGGTGAAGACCGTCATCTTCTGATGAAACTTGGTTCTAACATATGATCTTTGTCAGAACGTAATGGTAAATCTTTTACCGTACGTTACTGTAAAGAATGTGTTAGAATCATTCAACATTTCATCAGTGGCCACCTGGTTACCCTTTCTGAGGGTTTACCGGTGGACATAACGGGAGGACTACCACGTATTATTCCTGGTCGCCTAAGATCTCGTATGAGATCCGGTGACCCTGTAGCAATACGTAGTGGTCTCACAGTCTTGAGTGTTTACAGAGTAATCACTATCCCTGGACAACTTAAATTGTCCACTATTACGGACCCTTTTAAGGGTTTAAATAGAACTCTACCTCTTTATGAGATAGAACAGGGTTTAGGATCCTTACAGGCGAAATTACCAAAATTGGAAAATTTCAAACCCGTCGGATTTCACTACTCTGGAAGCGCTGGACCTAATCACCCTTCTTCTATACAAGGTATCTTTAAGGATATCCTTGCATGAAGTCGTTCACCCGATCTACTTTCAAAATTAAAACAATATTGTTCTTTTTTGAAAGGGGGTGACGAATTCTTTAATACTGTCTTTCCTGATAGTATCTCTGAATTACTGGAATTAAATCCTAATTCAAAGGTATACCTTGGAAGACTTGCATTAAAAGAAGAAGCGGCTGGAAAAGTCAGAATATTTGCCATCACAGATTGTATTACACAATCTGTAAACAAACCATTACATGATAGTATTTTCAGTTTCCTGAGAAAACTACCTATGGATGGTACGTTTGACCAATTGGCCCCTTGTAAAAGACTTGTTGACTTTTACAGGGACGGATTGATTGATGAATTTTATTCATATGACCTTTCCGCTGCTACTGACAGACTGCCTATCCAAATACAATCTGATATATTATCAGTTGTATTTGGGGGTCAATTTGGCCAACTATGACAAGATATCATGGTTGACAGGGATTGAACCTTAAGATACAGTGCATCTACTTCTAATTATATTAGTGAAGATGTTACTGTACGTTATTCTGTCGGTCAGGCCATGGGAGCATTGAGCTCCTGAGCAATGTTAGCACTATCACATCATGTGATAGTCCAGATAGCGGCTATTAGAGTTGGTAAACCCAACTTTAATATGTACGCTCTTCTGGGTGACGATATTGTCATAGCTAATAAAGCCGTGGCCGACTCCTATCATTTTATAATGACAGAAGTCCTTGGGGTAGATATTAATTTATCTAAATCTTTGGTTGGTAAATCCACTTTTGAATTTGCCAAGCAAATATTCCATAATGGGGAAAATCTTTCTCCATTAGGACCCAAGAATCTTTTAGTAGCCATGAGAACCAGAGGAGGAATTTCCTCTCTATTTCTCGATATGGTTAACAAAGATTTCGTGATCGACGAAGAACGTCTTAATACGATGTTCAGTAACGATGTCCCAACCTTATCTAATAAGGCTAAGGATCTTGTTAAATGAACTGTATTAGGACCTTTTGGTATTGTTCCCTCTGCTAGTGGACTATTGTCCTCTTTTATGAGGATCAATAGAGCGCTACTAGCAGTCAGAATTGACAGTCTAATTTCTTCCATTGATCAAGTTCTTTTTGAAAAAGATCGTGAACAATGACTAGCTAATCTATTGAACTCAGGGAAAGTATTAACTACCCTTTGTTTAACTTGAGATCCTTATAGGGATTTCAATTTAGATATTGCTAGTTCTGATTTCATTAAAACATTAAAAGGATTAATTCTTAATGATTTAATTGAAACTAGAGAGGAATTAGAGTTTAGAGCACCTGTTCGTAGATTTATCTTTGATGGGCCTCTGATTCTTACTTCCTTCTATCGTGAAGGGTATGAATTAGAGATTGCTAGATATATATCTAGTAAGATCAATGCATACGTAGATTCTTCTACGCCTGTATTTGATCCCCTCAAAGATAGTGAAGTGGTCCTACCTTTCAAGTCCTTGGCCCCTGGAGAAAATTTCTTCCAGAGAGTCCGGGATTTAGAAAGAGTGAAAGATCTCGAAAGATCTCAGTCTTACTAAGGC